CCTGGTTCCAATCCACCACCTCATCACCATAGCAGTATTTCAGTGAAGACCCCCGGATCTTAGATACCTGACTGACCTTTTCGGCCCCGAGGCAGTAAACATCCTCGCCAAACATCGGGCAAATGTTCTGGGAATTGATATCTCCCACAAGATTTGTACCCCAGATTCGTTGTAATGGTTCGATGATGTTACGCTGGATCGTGCCCTTAGACACGCCCAGAATTGCCACCAGGCCCTCTTTTCCGGCTCTGGCACGGATTCTCTTGGGAATTACATAATAGTCCATATAAGTCTTTCCAGAACGTGTAGCGCCTACCTTGATATTCCAGCGGTGGTTTGCGTTCTGGAAAAACTCCTGCTGCTTATCGGAAAATGGCATATCACACAACCCCTTTGATCTCACTCAGAACCTCATCCAGGCGGCTCAGCTCTGCGTCATTGTCTGTCCCTTTCAGCTTATCCGTCTGGGCTTTGATCTGGGCGATGCGGGCTCTCTGCTCCTCGCTGGCCAGATCCATGTGATTCGCCAGCCAATCCAATGCCTTCATACGGTCAGCCAGTTTTATACTTGCCCCATCTTTGCCCTGTTTCACCTCAGTAATCAATGTACCGTCTAC